AGTGCCACCAGGCGAAGAAACAACCTGTTGCGGGGCATCATCGCCCGCGATTGAGACAAACGTGCCAGGTGTGATAGCAGCGGAAAGACCATCGACGGTGATCGATGTAGTGCCTTGTGTATAACCGCTGACATTGTTGACGGCACCAGCAACCGTGACTTGACCTGTCACAGATGGCATGTTCTGTGACATCAGGATATCGAAACCGAGCTTGCGACCAAGACTCGCGTTTCTAAGTGCCGAGCCATCATCACCAACTCTTTGAGCGTCAGTGAATTGCTCGACATCGAGCATGATGCTTTCGGCAGAGGATGACAGAACCAGGTTCCGGTCATTGGCCCAAGCGTTATTTTTATTCATCTCGGCACGAGTGTCGAGGATGAACCGCTTGGCATTGGTATTATCCATACCACCAAGACGACCGGCAGCATTGGGAAGGAACTGATAGACCTGGGAAGCAAGGATATGGTCGATGAAGCGAGCGTTCGCGATCATCGCGGGGCGAAGGAACTCATCAATGACGCTGGTGAAAGAGATCGATTCTTCACCATCCTTGATGAGATAAGAAACGTGAATTTGCTGATTGAGCTTCACTGGAATGTTAATAGCCGTCGCATTTTGGACCGTCACCGCGTCTGCATTCGTTTTCCGCTTTGCCACGAACGAACCAGGCTTGCGAACATTGACCGTATCGCCATAGGAAGCGATAAGGGTATCAAAGTCCCGGTGGACCAGCATACCCATGACCATATTCTCTAATAGAATTGCCAAGCTCTCATTTGCCCACAACTGAACGTTGAAGGCATCGAGGGTATTATCACGATACAAGAGGCCGCCGCCTCGAATACCCTTGCGAGAAACGTTGTTAGTAAGACGACGACGGCGGGGGCGGGCAACAGTAGCGATCATGCTTTAGCACCTTCTGTTCGGAGCATATTCGGATTTTTCTTCCGTTGCTCCATGTAACTTTTCGTCTCAGTGGGAATGGTAGTATTCCCTGAACCGCTCCTACCATTATTGCGACCACCGAGGCCGCTACTGCCGCCCGAGTCAAAGAGATTCTGGTGAACCTCCATCTCGGTCATACGCTTAATAGCGTCGGTCACGGACAAGTCAAGGATGGCTGGATTGCCGTCTTTATCCTTGTCCCGAAACTTCACCCGCGTGACATATTCGCCAGTGGGCTTGTTATCAGGCCCCATTTCCTCAACCACGACAGTATCGGGCCGAAGGATATGGTAAATTTGCTCACCGTTATGAGCTTTGTGAACCGAGGCCGCTGAAAGGATGTCAGTCTTGGAAAGGTAAGTTTCATACTTACTTTTCCATTTCTTCCCTTCGTCAACGGCTTTCGTAATTTCTCCACTCAATTTCTTTTCGAGCTTTGATTTCTCTTCGTTGGCAAGCTGTTCCTTTGTCTTGCCTTCGTTTTGAAGAGTTTCAATACGTGCATTAAGTTGATCAAGAACTTCAGGAGTCATGCCCTGTTGCTTGAGGGCTTCTAACTCTTGTAGATATTGGTCGCGTTCCCGTTTGGCCTTGTCCTTATCGTTTTTAACGATACGGTCAACTTCTTCCTGGGAAAACTTGCGACCGCCGGCACCTGCACCTGCACCTGCACCCGCTCCAGTTTTTGCAGCTTCGGCTGTCGCAGCTGCCGCAGCAGCGATTTCTTCTGGCGTTTCGCCCTCTTTGTAAAGATTCGAGCGGCGGATCTTACCAACGGTAAACTCTAATAGAGTCTGCATTGTATTTCCTAACCCCTCCGCACATGAATTTCTTGTGGATCATTCAAATATGGCAGTAGATGCTTCCAAGCTTGCACGCTTGGAATTCCTGCTTTGATATGATCCTTGCGAATATTTGGATCGGAGGTTATCCGAACAGTCGCATATGCCTCGGTAATTGCACCGAGGTCTTCTTCCTCTAGATCGGGATCAACCCCATCTAAAAGAGTTAAAGCGAGTTCGCAACAAGCGATTTTAATGTCATCTGGGATCCCTAAATTATAGGGAACCATTCCGCGTCCCGATACCCGAGGAAACTCTCTAGCTTGAGTCGGAACAGCTTTAGCTCCCTTAAAATTTAATCGATCAATCATGATCGTTGCTGATTTAAGGGCTTTGAGTTGGCGGATATCGGTTGACTCGTCCCATGCCTCTGCATGAAGCCGGGAATCATCAAAATAATCTTGGGCTTCAAGAAGATCAATGTATGGGACAGTTTCAACCATTGATTTTGATTCCCTCGAATAGAATCGTAACTGAAGTCTTTTGTCGAGCGTCTCCCGCGTATTTTGATACAGCGTTTAATGTGATATTATCACTGATAATTTTACCTACCCAAATTTCACCTTTCCAATTGGTGAGTGTAACTCTTTCAGAGAAATTTGTGAGAGCCCATTGCTTCAGTTCAAGAGCCTTAGGATAATCGAGAAGCCAAGTGTAGTTAAGTATCTTTGTCGTGCTCTTTTTAATGTAAGCTGAAAGTATCCCATTCATTGATCGTTTAATATCGATTTCATCATTGTGCTTAATACCATCATTTAGTTCCGGTACTGGAAGAACGATTGTACCATACACCGACTCTAGTAGAGTTAAGTAACCGTAGACAAAATTAATACCTGAACCAATAGGATGCGGACCTGGTTTCGTAATAAATAGCACCGAGTCCCATCGGTCATCAGTTACCAATTCAGTTTCAAAGTCACGATTAAAGATGGCACTTCTATCCCATGTACTAATTTCTTCAAGATCAGTAGAAAGACGATAAATGATGTCTCGACCAAAAGCACTAAAAACTTCTAGCGTAGTCACTAATTCTATATTAATTTGGCGATTATGACTATAAGTTTGAGTTACATTTATATCATGGACTAGACTCTTATAGAACGCTGTGTTAACTCGATCGGTAACATTGACACTATGTGCTACACTGACAAAATGGATAAGGCCAATTTGACGAATAATTTGAGAAACAATAACATTATGAGCTATTGAAACATGGTAAGTTCCATTTTGTCCGATTATGATTTGAGAAGCTTGAACATTATCAGTAACTGCAACTCGAAAGGTTGCTAAACGTGGGACATAGAATTCATCAATCAAGACATTATCGTAAACACTTAAATATCTAGGAGAGTTGACAAATGGAGCTTGAGAAACATTAACTGTATGAGAAACATTTTGGTGAATAACCCGAGTAAAACTAATTTCTTGTATAACATCTACATGATGAAAGATACCACTGTCTTGATTGTAAAGCTCACCAACAAAAACGGCATCAATAACACTTTGGTGCATTACCCGAAGTAATCTAATAGATTCACTAGCTGTAACATCATGGAGAACACTAACTGTATAAGAGCGACCTAATTTTTGATAAATTTCACTTACTAAAACATCATGGACAATTGACCGAAGGATAATTTTATTAAGATGAACAGCTTGGCTAACAACGACATCATCTGTGACAGAGAACTCGAAAATATCCGGTATACGTATTGTAGGTGGGACGTAATCTCGCCGTTTTTTAGTCGGGTAAGTATACCCGGCATAAGGTCGCGGTAATGATTGTCCTAATCGGTACATAGAAACCTTAACCAATCTCGCGATAGGTAATCATACATTCGGCTCTAAAAGAGTAAGCAGGATTAGTTAAAAGTCTTAGACCGAATGATTGTCCTGAACTGACGAACCGACGAGCTTCGGGTGAAGGTTCGTATTTATAACCTGCTGCATTAATAACTCCTTCAATATGCATTGCGTTAGCATTAAATGCTGTTGGCTCTGTAGTCAAATTTGATTTCCATGTAACTAAAGTATCACCTGATCCTTCTTCAGTTTTCAGAACATTACCAGCTGTAATTGCAGTTCCAACTGTTGTTCCAAGTGTCGTGACTTTGAACAATCCAATTTGGAGCTGTTCCAGCATATTTTGGTTACTATTAGTCAAGTAAGCTTCAAGAATCTCTATTAGAGTTCCCGTTGGACACGTTCCCAGCAATACCGTTTTGGCAATACTGAGAGTGGCGATTTGGGTACTAACGACATAAACGCCTCTCATTATTGCACCTTTTTACGTATAATAGGAACAGGAATAATTGTATTTGATCCGTTACCGAGTACAACGAAAGGAGCACCAGCAAAAGAAAAACTCAAGTTACCGGAATCTGAAGTTGTTTGTGATGTTGCAAAATCATCAATATTAACCCAACCCGCTGAACCATCAACTTCAATAAAAAGACCAACAAGAGCATTACTTGCAACGGCAGGAATCATTCCTTCAAGAATTTCCCAATTACCATCAGAAGCAGATGTAGCGGTGTCAAGTAAATAATTATCACTAAAACCAGCTGCTGCATTGAACCAGACCCAGAATTTTGGTTGATTACCATTATATGTAGCACTGTCACCGGCAGCTGTATTACTTTTTCTAATTTTAATTGAAACAGTAGGGCTATTACCACTTGAAACATTAACATAAAAGTTGCTGATGATCATTTTATCATTGACGCCTGTGCCCACTAGAGGTATTACTCTCATAGAGGGAGCACCTAAAGCGTAAATAACATCATCTTTTTTAACAATACCATTTAGTGTCCAATTAATAAAATCATCTTGTTGCTGGTGCCTATCTGAACCAATGAAACTACGACCCGACATCAAATTTTGCGAATTTAAAATAGAAGGGGCATTGAACAAACAATTTCGGAAAGATGCTTGAATAAGAATTTTTTGCCAAAGGCAAACGCAATGCTCACCTAAAGCAGTTGTACCTCCAATATTGCAATTATCGAAGATGAGATTGAAATATGATCTATTAGAGAAACCACCATTAGCAAACATGATTGCGTGACCAGATACTGGACTAGTTCCACCTTGTAAATCTAGACCAGTAAAATATATCTCCCCAAGCAGCGAACCCATGAATTTGAGATGGCCAACTGTATTTGAAAAAGCAACCATTCCACGTATTTGAATATAGCAGTTACTATAATCTTTAGCAAAAACGAAAGCAACATCTGTTAACCAAATGGTCCAATTTAAAGAAACCCAAGTCATTGTTTCTGCTTGAGTTTGTACAGCTAAAACGGATACACCGATTCCAGCTGCTGAGTGGATAGTATTATCTGCAAAATAACCTAAGTTTCCTATTTCTAAGATTTCTATTGCTGAACTATCATCAAAGCCTGAGTTAATACTTGAAATACTATTATTTGCGAAAACAACATCTTCACCGGCAATACTCCAAAGGATACCAGATGAAAAACTATCAGTTAAGCCATTACGCATAAATACGTTGTTGTAAAAAATGGGAGTACCAGTAAAACCACTAGCTACTCTTACTTCAAGAAATGCAGAACCAACAGCATATACAATATTGTTACTAAAAACAAGGTCAGCATTTATGGTATTAATATAAATATTTGAAACTTGAGCTGATTCAGCATTATGAATGGCACAATATTGTATATTCGTTGTACCAGTGCCAGTTGTTTGTATATAAAATCCACCCATTGCAGTATAATTATCAGTTAAATTAATTGTTTCAATAGAATTAAGTTCTAAGGTTCCACCTAAGCAACCTATGTTACCTGTTTTTCCAGTATTTGCAAAACCTTTAATTATTACATTTCGTGTAAGATTAACTACTTCTGCGACTTTACCACCTGTTCCACTGTGTGCATACACTGTTGCAGTAATGCCAATAGTATTTCCTGTTATAGAACTGATTGTAACTCTATCTGTTCGGTCATGTGTAGTGCTATCTGTACAAGCGATAACTAAAGTATCCCCAATTGCCCACGAAGTAGCATCACTAACATTGATTGAAGTACCACCTGCGGCTACATTAGCTGTTAGAACCGTCCTAAAAGCGACCTTTGGCTGACCAAAGGCTCTTAATGTTCCACCGCTAACAATGATAATACTACAAACCTGTGAAAGGTTATAATTTAATGTAAAAGTAAAAGTGCCTAAAATAGGAGCCACAAGTGAGCCAATATATAATGTACCTTGGTCATAAATAATTACGTCATTTTGTACATGAATATAATAATTTGTAGCCGGATTATTTTCACTAATAACTGTTGCTTTGTAACTTATGGAAAGTAAATTGAATGGATATGTATTACTAACAATATCCCAAATCATAACTCTACTAGAGAAAGTTGATGCCCCTGTTATTTCGCCCATTATGAACAAGTTGTCTTTTTGTGAAGAAGAAGCTATTGGTGCTGTCCCAGTTGTCGTTGTTCTCAATAATCTACAGAAATTTGCACCACCTGAAAATATTTTAAGACTTACAGAACCAGAGACACTTACTTTAAATCGAACAGTATATTCAAGAGCAGCAAGTGTAACTGGGGCCGAGAATCGAATAAAAACCCAACCATTAAGCGGTAAATTATTTACATTGCATGTTGTAGTTGTTCCAGCTACATCTGTAACGCCCTGACCTAGGCAAATAGTGATTGTTCCTGCACTGGTTCGACTTACAATTTTAATAGCAATACCATCAATTGTTGGTCCTGAACCTATGTAAGTGAAACTACTACTTGTTTTATAATTAGTTGTACCAGAAGTTCCGTTTGTTAATGCTGTATAAGCTCCAACATGATTTGTAGCATCGGTTTCTGCGATAGAGATGGGATCTATTAGAGCCCATTTCGTACCATCAGACACATTGCCATCGGCAATGGGCATGTAGCTCGAAATTCCGGCTCCAAATAGAGGCATCTCTATTCCTTAGATTAAGACAAATTGACAGTATATGTGACCTTGAGTTGGTCACCATTAAGCATTGTCTGATCAGTTGAGAAAAGACCAGTGGACCAAAGTTTGCCAGTTGTACCACTCTTGGTACTGTCTGAACAAACGCCGATACCCTTGACGATAGTGTTATCAACGCTAATCGTGAAGGTAACAGCGACTGCATTTGTGATTGATTTAGCAGCCGGAGCACCACAGGTCCATTGTTGCCGTACCGATTCGGAGTAGGCTACAGTTTCATTCCAACCAGTATGACTGGCCATTGTGTCGCCGGCAGCGAGCACACTATAACCGCTATTACTGATTAGGAAAAGATACCAAGCTGCTTGTTGTGTGTCAGCGTGAAAAGTCACGCCGAGCATGTTATTCAGACCTTCATTCGTTACTGCATTAAAAAATTCATGATGGATAGTTCGTCCATCTCGGATTAGTTCAACTTCAAAGAAGCCAGTGACTCTTAAAGAGTCAATGAAACTGTCACCCGGAACCATACCGGGGGTTGCCAAGAAAACATCATTCATTTTTAAGTCCTGGTCCCCTAGTAGGATCGGTTGGATTAGGTTCTTTTGTCTGGTCAGCTATTTTAGCTTTTTCTTTTGAACCAGCGTCTGGATCTGCTGCTAAATCTTTAAGCCCGCGTGCCTGAGCTTCAACTGGGTTAATACCAGTTACAGGTGTTTGTGCATCCTGAATTCGTTTGAGTCGATCCTCGTGATCTTTTGCTGCTTTTTCTGCTTCGCTCTTTGGATAACCACGAGCCACGCTCGCTGTCGCGAGCGACACCAACCCAGCTTCAACATCAATCTTGATACTTGCGTTGTCGGCAATAACGACGTCGGCGTTGTCGATTTCAGCGTAAATCTTTGAGAGTTCTGCTCGTTGCACATAGGAGGAAACCTTCAAACTAGCGATAATTTTCATGCACCGACGCTTCAACGTAAGACTTGATGTCCTATCAATTAGTTTAGTTAGTGTTTCTACCTCTTTATTTATCTGATCTGCGTCAAGTAGCTCATATTGTTCAGGATACTGGACTTCAGGATCGGTTCCAGTGCCCTCATAGATTCGCCAATAGTGCCCGATTTGGTTTTCAGCGTGCTGAAGGACCATTGCAATGTACGAAAGTCCATTCTCTAACCCTTGCTGGTCCAAAGTTTTTGCTTCAGCAGAGCCAGAAGCTAATGAAGCAAGTGAAAGATTGACTAATTGCTTAATTTCTTGCTTAAGTTGCTCTTGTTTTGCCATCGACGCCTTTAAAGGCTCTGCCGATGGGTGAATAAAGGCGGGTTGATTGGTTCCGGTCGGGTATCGACGGCCCCGAGTCGGTCCAATCGTGATTTCTTCAGCATTTGTGGTCGTTGTTACTGATGTAAATCGATTTTCAGAGTCAAAATCCTCTTGCCCTTCCTTTTTAATGTAAGGAGATTGGCTTTTAGGATCATATGGTTCGATGTAAAAGGGGTAATTGGCTCTACTAGAGTACCAAATATCACCAGAAGCGATGTTTAAATGAGCAATTTGATAGTTACAGGCGTCTGCAAGCAAAGATTGACCGATATCGACTAGGACAAATGGGATTTTATCAAGATTTCCAAGTTGAATTTCGTAATCTTCATGAGTTGCATAACCATTTTCATCGATCCAATGGCCAGCGGCAGTGCAAAATCGACAAAATACCCGACGGACCAGGGTCCCATTCTCTAAAACTACCTCTTTTAGATAAAGATGACGATATCGAGTGCTTTCTCTTTCCGGAAGACCATATTCTTCGTCACAACCAAAGTCATGATCGACTAAAAGGACCGAAGCAAACTCATTTGGAGCCCCAGAAGGGTCAGGAAGATAAGAGCGGATATCTTCCGCCTGATACATATAAATATAGGGCCGTTTGGTCTTTCGTTCTAATAGATTTGACCCGATGTCCCGAGGCATATCAACAAATATGCCAACACGCATCATTACGAGCAATTCTTCAAGGACTTTGATGCCCATGAAGTAGTTCATATCAGAACCGAGCAAGTCAACACCGTTATTTTTACCTACAACAGCCTGTTGATAGCTCGGAGGACCACCTTCACGGGTAATATCTTTGGCCCGACGATAAATTGCGTTACGAATTTCATGGATCGCTGCTTTTGCGAAAGCTGGGCAATATGAAAGCTTCCGACGCTCATAATATTCACGGTTATCTTCTCTATTAGAGAATTTTACCAGATATTTTCGGATAAAAGCGTCGCCACCTTCATATGTGAGCCGCCATTTTTGCCAATTAGCCTCAAATCGTTTGTAAAAGGGGTGCGTGATCACAGGCAAATTACAGCCTTTTCGTTCTACATTAGTAATAGCACCCATTGGCATTGATAAAATCCTGTTAGAATACACTCTTTTCAATATTAACTGGTGAAGCAGCCTGACAAGCGAGCGGCAAAGCTATCTCGCTATAGTTCCGAGCATGGCCATAATGGTCCTCACCAGATGGTGTGATGTATCGGCCAGTAGGATTCCCGTGTCGATCTTTCTCGTATACTCGGACCTGGGCCTTGATATGTTGACGATATTCAAGTGGAATGTCACCAGGTAGCCCAATTGTTTTATTTTTAAACCGGCCAAGGGACAAATCAAGCCAGGATGTACGATCTACTTTGACCCTCGGTTCGTTTGAATCAAGGAAAATAGCCTTGCCGGTAATACCTTGCTCGTAACTACAAAGTCGAACACGTCCGTAGTGCTTATTTGCAAAACTTAGAGCCTGTCGCCGTTCCGGTTGAGCATCGACCACTGTGAAGTTAACTCTAAAAGAGCTAAGAAGGTCATCACAAGCATCAAAATTACTTACCGTACCGACATTAAGTGCTCGACACTTGGCATATTGATTAATATCGACGACCGGAGTCCCCGGAGGAGGAAGAATCCATTCATCAATCTCATAATGGAGATTAGGATAACCTACGTCGATCCCCATTGTGACTATCCTACCGCCGTGGTAGCTATAGAACATCCGATAGCCACTGATGCAATTCTCAATCTCTTCGTCAAGAACTCCGGCACCTTTAACTGTATGAGGCAAGCCACCTTTGGAATTATATAGTTCAGTTTCTTCTGCCGGATCACTTTGGGCTTTTATAGCTGTTTCAGCGATTTTCCACGGCTCAATAACAGGGGAATACAATTGGTTAACGTACCATCCCTTCCAATCACGGTCGCTAAAACTTTCAACCCAATGGCTCTTGTTACGGTTACTTAACCATTCTATCTTAGTTTCATGAGGAAGTTTTCCTCTGCATTCTTTACAGTGAATATACGAATCTTTTAGAGTTGGATCGGTTACGTTCTCAGCAGTCACTACAAGGCATTCAGGAAATTCTAACTCTGTTAAACGTGAGCAACATGGGCAACGAAAGAAAAAGTGATTTTGGCTTGATTGCAGGAAATCTTTATTTATTCCATAATTTGGGTGAGTCGGAGTCGATATTTGCCATGTTTCCCGGACAACTTGACCTGATTGACGTTCAAATGCCAAGGGAATATTGCTTTGCGTCATCTCGTCTTTTTCATCGATCACAATTTGAGCTACAGGAATAGACTTAAGCTGACTCCTTGCGTGTGATCCGCGAATATATAGGTTTGCTGACCCGGCTCTTTTGTGACCAACATTGGAAACATCTGAGAAAATCTCTCTTAGATGACGAGACATCTCAAGAGCAGGAGCAAATCTAGCAGAGGAAAAGTCACTTGCATCAGGTTTCCAACTGGGTAGAATATATAAGCAATCAAGGCTACGGATATCGACGTTAAACAGTGTCCTATTCAAAACGGCTTCAGTGTAACCTAACTGGGCCGCTTTTTGGCCAATATTCATCTCAGCTTCACTGTCCATCATTTCCCGGAGCCAAGGATGCCGATCGAAGGACCAGGGACCGGGATAGGGAGCACCGAGAACTCTATACTTTAGGGCCCATTCACTACATTTTGTAACTGACTTACGTGTAAGTCCTTCGGTGATCCTTCTCGCGATCAAATCAGCGATTTTGTGCGTCATTGTCTGACTCTTCTAGAGCGGGAGAAGCGAATGCATTTGCCACCTTATCAGCGATTCGACCGAGAAGTGCGGTATCCTCAATTTCTTCAGAGAGGATTTGAACAACTTTCCCGGCAATCACGATAGCTTCGGAGCGACCAATCAACATGCCTGCTTTGGTAGCAAGCTTGTCAGCGGTGATGACACAATTCTTAATGTCCCTAATCAATTCGCTCATCTTGGTGGAATAGAGCAGAAGCCCCATTTCACCTTCCATTTCAGCCTTAATCAATACTTCTTCGAGAATCATTCGCAGGATCGCGAGTTCTTCGTCGATGGTCCGAGCGCCATTAGCTACCTTAAATTCTGTCAAGCGCTTTTGGTACTTACGAACCCGATAGAGATTCAATTCTGCCTTAACGGCAAGTTGTGCTTTGACATTTCCGCCATGGATTTGACAATAGGAACTATCTTCAATTGCCATAAATTCACATTGTCCCCCTCCACCTGCATTTATACCCATCGCGATGCCTTGGCATCGTCTCGGATGGTCAGGATAAGGGATACGAACCATATCTGCCATTTAATTCTCCTAGACAAATGAACCGAGTTCCCAACGAACCGAGGACCCTTTAGTTATGCGAAAAACTTATAATCAAGGGTTTTGAAGCTATCCATCTTGGATATAGCGTAAAACTCACCTTGAGTAATCATGCGATTAATAGTGTCGGGATCGACAAAGAAAGTTCCTTCAGGAAGCTCTAGTTCTCTACCAGAGTCGAGAGTAACTTTCTTTGGACCGCCCGGAACACCAGCACCCCATGATTGACCATAAGCCCAGCCTGGTCTTTTGCCGCCACGGCGACCACGGAACCTGGTACAATGGGCCCAAGATCCCTGAGGGCGACAGAAGCCATCCTTGTCCCGGGTCATGGAAAAGCCTTGATTGCTACCGCCAACTACGGAGTAACCTTGCCTTAAGAACGCTGAACCTTCCTCGTAATTACGAATAGGTACAATAGTACGCAGTTTAAATGCAGCTTGTGACTCTAATAGAGAACTAGGAACACCTTTTTTGCAGAACTCCATAACGAGAGAGTCATTATAGACTGTTAGGTCATAAGTGCCATAAGCACCTCTCGGAAGAAAACCATAGTCAATAGCGTATTTTAATGGGGCATTAGTATATGCTCCGTTATCGCCTTTCCAACCCATGATCGTTACAACGGCACCACCATACAACGGTTCGGTACAGATCGGTTGAAACTCAGCCGCAGTTCCACGCCACATGATTTCAACTAACTGTTCATCTTCCATAGCACCCGAAGCAGCATGGCTTGTGCAATCTGATCGGGTCTGGTGATGATTCAGTAAATATGGCCCAACCATTTTCCATGAGATAGGAATCTCAGCTTCGCTAAGAACTTTAAGGTACTCAGCTTCGGCATCGAAAAGGAAAATATCCGCACCGTCATCGGCTGACAGAAAATCAGGAGCCGCTCCCATAACATTGTTAAATGGGAGCATGGACCAGACTTGCTCTTTCACTTTTTCGTCAAGAATGCAACCGCCGGGACCTGGAGCAAGTAATTCTGCCATCGGCAAGGTGTCCTTTTAAGGATCTTGAGAATATTTGATTAGACCAAAGCCTATTTCATCAAATGCAGTCGCTTGATCGGCTATCGTTTTGATTCTCGGTCCCATTGGGTTCATTTTGCGTCTTAAAGGTTCGAGAAACTCATCGATCCAAAGTTGTAAGTTAGGCAATTGGATATTTGCTATTCGCTCCGTCATCGTAGTAACGACTAACTCACGATTTGCCATAGCACCATTACGTGCTAGACCGGCAACTTGACAGAAACCTTCACCAATTTGTTTTGCTTCTGCTTTTGGCAATTTGGCTAAATTAACAATATCATATGACCAATTGAGAAGACCAAACTTCTCAACTGTTGGGATAACTGGACCCGGTCCAGGTGGAACGGGAACAACTGGACCGGGGCCCGGCGGACCCGGTCCAATTGTCACAATTTTTGTTTTATCAATTACTCTAGTAGAGTAATCTTTGTAGACGAAAATGACCGATACTTTTATTTTCAGCGTGGTCGGGTTGAGTCCCGTTGGCACATTAGCTTTTAATGAGTTTGAATCAATGTCGAGATCGTTTTCCAACGGATCATTAGAAGCTGACCTTTCCGTTACGTCCCATGAGACGGTGTAAGTCTCCCAATTATTTGGGGCTTCTCCTTTTACTGGCGGCTCGATACGCATTCTAACAGAGCGAGCATATGCTACCGGGGTCTCCGGAACAATTAGCGTCACATCTGGTTGAGCGATCAGCCCTGTACTTAATGCCAGTAAAAGAAGCAAATGCATTGGGAGCCTTTCATTAACCAATGGACCGGGTTCCCTAACCAATGGACCGAGTACCATAACCGATATCAGATCATGCCATTGATAATGCGAACGGCCAGGTTCATAGCCCATTTGATCAAAATCTTAGGCGGGATAGGGAGGGCACCCATGACCTTGCGATCCGCTGGCATAGCGTCATGGGCTTCGAGAGCCGATATCATCTCCTCATCACTAGGGACTTCACCGCCAAGCTCTCCAGGCGGGCCGCTCATGGAGATGTTACCTGTTTGGGGCCCTTCGGGCCCCGAACCTATACTCGCATAGAGTCCGTACCCAACCAGGTTCCATGCTGCCTCAGCTGTTGCAGCCGGTTCACTAACAATTGTACCGTTACGGAAATTAGTAACGATGATCCGAGCGGCATCACCGGGAAAGTCAATTGGATAGTGAACCATAAAACGGCCTCCGCAACGGGGTGAGTTTCACGTTTTTTGGGCGAATCTTTTAGAGCGGCGAATTGGCCTATTTTTGTTTCAGGCCAATTCACTTTCTTAGGCTACCTATTATACGGCAGAAAGCGATATTTTTTCAAAAATTATTTTGGGCCAAAAAACGTGAAACTCATCACCTAAATATAGCCATTTTTACGATTTGACCCGGGAGGGTCCTGGATTCGTAGTATTCTATTGAAATCTAAAAGATTCGATGTACACTAGGACCGAGTTCCCTGTTAAATCTAAAAGATTAGTGTCATTGAACCGAGTTCCCTAGTTAAATCTAAAAGATTAGTGTCATTGAACCGAGTTCCCTGTTAAATCTAAAAAAATTAGTGTCATTGAACCGAGTTCCCTGTTAAATCTAAAAGATTCGACGTACACTAGGACCGAGTTCCCTTTGTAAAATTACCGACGAGTGATATAGTATGGGGCGTACCGGCCACGAACGAGTCTGCATATAATTTTATGTTCATATTTGACCCACCGGCATATGTCCACCAAACTTCGACAAACAGACAAACATTGCTGCATATAATTATTGGATGACTATTAATATACTCTATAGATATAGTACATTGGTGCCACTTCCAGGGATACATAGTACCTATATAGTGTAGTGCATATGTAGCTATTGTGTACAATATATAGTACGTTGTGAGTGCTACATAGTACAGTGTCCCCTATATATGTTACATAGTATGTGCTACATAGTACCATGTCCCCTATGTATGTTACATAGTATCATGTTCCTTATGTATGTACATTGTGTATGATATAATGAATCCCTACCCTATGCCAGTGGACGAGGTGTCTTGCCTTGCCCATCGGACGAGGTGTCAGTGGACGAGGTGCCTTGCCTTGCCCATCGGACGAGGTGCCTTGCCTTGCTCATCGGACGAGGTGCCTTGCCTTGCCCATCGGACGAGGATATCGAAATGCCAATGCCGATTAAGGGTAGGACACCGTTAAACGCCCCTAGCGTCCCCTAGGCGTGGCGATTGGCATTTGACGTAGAATCCATGCCAAAGGGTATTTTGCGTCGCGTGGCGATGCCACTACGGCCCGGGATCCACAGTACCCTGCCATGTCCATACGCTTATATGAGGCAAACGGACAGCTTTGATGCAAAATAACATCATTTTCACGGACTCTATTCGATTTCTCTAATTCCGGGATTGTGGCCGATTCTCTATTCTGCGATATTGCTTTCTCGGGTTAGTTGTCGGGGTGGCCACCACACTACCACGACGTTCTTTGAAAATTCGGAAGTTAGTCTAGTCGCAAAGGTACGATACCTTGCTTGCCGAATCCGGCCGTCCCAACTTCGGGGCGGTTGGAAACGCAAGTGCGATTAACATCCTAGTCCGATGTTGATTGCTTCCTTGGGAATTTATTCCCAGAAAAGGCCAATCATGCCGAAGCGTAATTCGACCGAAAGCGTTCTTATCAACCTGGCTACCGATTCCGACGCGGAATCGCAAAAGGCCAATCAGTTGGCGACGATCCCCGATCCCATCTGGGAACCCGCCATTCCGTTCACCATCGGTGTCGCGTCGCGGAAATTCAACGTTCGGGATGATGCCTCATATAAGTATGAGAACAACAAGCATCTTTTCCGATCGTTGAAAGAAAAGGGTTTGGAAAAGCGTGGCGATCCGATGGCTTTCCATGTCGAGCCGGACGGATCGTATCTGGTTATGGTCGGTAATCTCCGTTTCACCATGATGTCAGATATCCGCAAGCTCGAAATCGACCGGCGGGTCGCGGAAGGATTGGACGCTAGTCCCGAAACCCTGCCGTTCGCTACGATCTTCGGGCTCGTCTATCGGGGTCTTACGATCGGCCAGAAAACCGCCATCATGGCGGATCATCTTGGCCGAAAGAACCTGAACGAATTCGAGAAATGCAAGGAAATCGGCGATTTCATCGACGCCAATGGATTGACCGACGCACAGGCCGTCGTCCATTTCGGGATGGAAAAGAACAAAATCCGCCGGTATCGCATGCGTAATGCGATGCCGACGGTGATGGCGGAATTCCGCAAGGAAAAGAGCGGCGGCGATGAGCCTTACATCACCGTGGGTCAACTGGCTCTTGAGGCTATGTACTCGGCCCTGCGGGATGATATGGACGGTGGCAATGCACGCGGGGTCGAGGGCCCGGCCTTTCGAGCGGCTTGGGCAACGTTCCTGGCGAATCCGAATATGTACTCGGATGCCAAAAACGCTAAGAAAAACAAAGGTCCGGCCGCCCGGGATCGCTCCGTCTTGGTCAATCAAGTCACGATTACGGAAGCCGGCTACGATGACACCCCGGAGATGATTGCCATCGCCGACGCCCTCCGATTCGCCGCCGGAGACGAGGTTAATCTTAACACCGTCCGCGATTCCCTGCGGGATTATACGGAATCCCTTCGGGCCGACAACGAAACCCTTCGGGCCGAAATCGAAACCTTGCGAACCGATTTCGCAAAGGCTCGCGAGATGCTCGCGAGCCTGAACACTGACTACGATAGCCTTTTGGCCGAAACCCAGGAACTTCGGGCTAAGGTCAAGCCGACCCGCAAACCCAGCGTCAAGTAAGCTATCCGAACCTTGCGACTAGACTTCAAAGACTCGCGAGCCCAAAAGGCTCGCGAGTCTTTTTTATTGTTCACTCCCATTCGCTTATGGACATGGGACAGAGGTACCTGGTATCAATACCTGGTAGCCCTCGGCCCTCGGCCCTCGGCCCTCGGCCCTCGGCCCTCGGCCCTCGGCCCTCGGCCCTCGGCCCTCGGCCCTCGGCCCTCGGCCCTCGGCCCTCGGCCCTCGGCCCTCGGCCCTCGGCCCTCGGCCCTCGGCCCTCGGCCCTCGGCCCTCGGCCCTCGGCCCGAAAACTCATCGGTACACTCTTATAGAAGCATCTAAGTGACATTTTAGCTAGAATCATGTGCCAATTTAAGCATATGTACAGGTATACATAGGTACATGTGTACATATGTGCATTAAATAAACCCACGTCACGCGCGAGAGGGTGTTTATATGTGGATTCGTGGATGCAAAATTCGACATAAACTAGCTTAATTAAGCACAATCGCCAGGAAGGGGTCTAAACGACGTTTTAACGGGTTTTCGAGCCTTATGGTAGGATTACTCTTAACCTATATTTTGGGGCCCTAGATCCAAGTTGGGGCATTTGTCGGGGCTAATTTAGACCCATTTATGGGAACCTATTGCAAGGGTCGTTTCAAAAATACATCATTTTTCTCTATTAGATTTTGGTGCTAATTCACAACTAGGTATTTTGAGGCTAGGGAATTTGATACAATGATCGCTCGGTTCGGAGGACATTTTGACAATTCGGAGTCTGGACAATGATTACCTATCGTTTACAGTATCTTGCCGATGGCAAATGGACGCATTACGATAACGTGGGAACCAATTTCCAACGGGATCATGCGATCCGAACAATCATTAGCGGTGTCCGCATTAATGGACGCACCCGTGCGGCCCGCGTCGTCAAGATTGAAACCATTGAGACCAAACTAGCTTTGGCCGATGTTTCGCATCTTGATTTCAGCTAACCTAGTGATAACGTCGTTTGACCGCGACGTTATCGCATCCTTCCCCGTCACGTTTTCTCAAAAGGAAAAGTTATGCGTTTCGAGATGAGAGATATTGAAAAGAATCTAGAAATCGCTCGCGAGCATTACCGAACAATGTCCGCTCGCGAGGAAACGGGCATCGACGCGGAAATCGCCTTTGTGATGCGAACAAAGCAAGCAACATTGCTTGCCGCTGTCACTTCCGCGTTTCTCTGGAAACACTTCGATACCGACGTTAGGACCTATCTCGAAAAGATCATTACCGAACCTCACGCCTATAGCACCGCCGATAAGGATGTCGTTATGGGTGTTCTCAGTATGATTCGTTTCCACCGTTCCATGTAATCCGCCCGATCCCTGCAAAATTAGCCCATGTTGCATTTATGCAACATAGGGCTTTTTTATGACCTATAGTTAGATAGTTGGTCAAGTTTTCTTTAATCAAGGGGATTTCAGATGATTAAGTACCGAGTCGAATTCACATTGTCTGACAGTCAGGGGGAATGGACGCACGGAAGCACTGTTAACAATATGGAGGATCTAGCCGTCACATTGTCCAGACACCGTAAAGCATATGGAGACAAGTACCCTATCCGAATCATCAAGATTCAGGATCATCAGCGAACAATCATCGAAGGGGATGATATTCGGAAAATTTTCGGATTTTGTTAAATTAACCTAACGTCCACTAGGCAAAGCCTTGCTCACCTGAGCAAAGCTTTGCCTATTTTTTTGTTAATTCGTGGCCTATAGTTAGATAGTCGGTCAAGTTTTCTTCAATCTAGGGGATTTCAGCTATGACGATCAAGCAAATTGCCAACGTCGCGTCTTACGTTGTGGACATGAACACGATTTTTCATCTTTATGAAAAAAACGTGGCCATCGTCCACAAATTCGATTTCAAGGGTTACGTCGCCGAAAATCGAGCCTTTAACGATGCTTTCCGCGACATCGATAACGCTAGGATGCATGCCACATTTACTAACGCAAGGTACGCCAGTGTATCTCCCGACGCGATGGCATGGATTCTTGCCGCTGTCAAATCCGATCCTAACGTTTTCCGCTCGCAATCCCTTGAACGTAAGTATACTATCATGGGTTTGACCGATAACGTTACTTTCGACAACGATTTGGCCGAATTCGTTTTAGACCCTCGCGACTAAGATACCTTGCGAACGTAACCCGTTAGCCTGAAAAGGTTAACGGGTTTTTTTGCGTTCTCCCCGCTCCCCGCTCCCCGCTCCCCGCTCCCCGCTCCCCGCTCCCCGCTCCCCGCTCCCCGCTCCCCGCTCCCCGCTCCCCGCTCCCCGCTCTAATAGATTTGCATATATT